GAGATTTCTGCCTGTCTCGTGGGCTCGGAGATGTGTATAAGAGACAGGGTCTGGTCGGTGCTGTACTCCCCAACTAGTACACGAGAACATTAACATGCTAATTATTTCGAGCGGTGACGGTCACTTGCCGTTATGGTTAGCACACTACTTGACATAAATATTTTTCTGTGAACCAACAAAGAAGGGTTGCAATAATATCTAATAGAGTTATACTTATTGCAGGTCAATAAATGAGGTCAATAAAATGGATGCTTACGAAGAATACTTTAACTCACTGAAAGAAGGCGAAGAAGCGTTATCCTACGCGGAGTTTATGGAGGCTCTGAAATGATTCAATTATTCTCACTGTCATTAATTCGTTACATCAATGCACAATTCGACACTAACGAGGAAGCGGAGGTTTTTCTTTCTGACTCGAATGATTCGCAAAATGCTATTGCATTTAGTCACGATTCTGGTATTATTTACTGGTCGGTCGGAATTGATGTTGAATCAAATAAGGTCGAATTGAAAACAGTTTATTTGGATTCCGATTACAATATGGAGTTTGAAGAAACTGAAAAGTATGCTACACTTAAAGACGTAATCGAAACAATGTTGTTTCAAATCTCTCAACTGAAAAAGGTAAATTAAAATGGAAAAGAAAATCACTGTCCATGTAGTTAAAGCCGCTGATAAATCAGTACCGTTCGCCTCCGCCGCCCGCGCTGCCGACGCCGTAGAACTCCTGGCAAAATTCGGCGTTGAAGCCACGGTAGAAAAAGAAAAGCGCGTAGTTACTCTGTAACTGTTGACACAAACGCCAATATCGGCAATAATTAAAGCGTCGGAATAGTCCGGCGCTAAACCAAAACCAAATAAGGAATTACCAAAATGGCTAAAAATATCACTCTCACCGCTAAAGACAAATTTAACGCACTGGCAAACGCTAAACACATTTTCGCCTTCAAAGAAGAAGAAACGAAAATTCAGATTCTGGAAGTTATCGACACTCCAGACGGCACTAAAGCGGTGGTAATGACCGAAGACGGCGAAATTGCTGGCCTGTTTACCAACAGCGCTTCCGCTAAATCTGCCCTGCATGAAGTGGTTGCGGTGTTCGGCGATGAGCGCCCATTTGTACAGATTAAAATCCGTGAAACCGCGAAAAAGCAATCTGTATATTACGTTGAAGTTGTCTAACTCAACGTTGTAACAATTAACCCGCTTCGGCGGGTTTTGTTGTCTAAATAAACATAAAATAAAGCCCCAATTAAGGGGCTTATTTATTTACCGAATTAACATCCGGCCTATTTCCTCGGCCTCCTTCCAGTGTTTGCCGTCAAATAACGCCAAACGCCCCGCCGTTCTGCGCTTCAATCCAAGCAGGGGAACACCTTTCTGATAAATGAAGGTGCTCATAATCGCCCGCGTTCTCTCAATCTGCCCAAATCTAACAGCATCGTCGAAATCATCTTTAACGTTGTCGGGAATAATGAAAGCATCCCCTGCGTTAAAACACAAATCAACGATGGCGTCATATTGTGCCTGATTGAACTTGTGCGACACGTATTTATCACATGTTGCGTTCACCTTCGCCATATCTTTACGCAGCAATGCTAAAGCATCGGCGCGGGATATTCGCATACCCGGATAAACATCCTTCCCGTAGTGACCAAATCCGATGGTCAGATATTCCTCTTTAGCTGTTGCGCGGTAGGCAATGGGAGCGAATTGCTCCCAAGCCGCAGCGAAAGCTAACCCGTTTTCGCTGATATTTCTCATTTAATAATAACTCCCTCTGATAATTGACGCTGAATTAAATCGCGTTCGGCGGCGGTGGCTTTGGTTTTCAATTCCACGTTTTCCACCTGAACGAATCCAGTATATCCGTTTAATTTACCTTCGTCCATCACCGGAATGGTGAAGAATCCAAGAGGTAAAACCGCGTCGCTCCTCACAAGCTCGATAAACGGAATTTTAACCCCGTTGTCGCCCGACAGGTCGATTTGGTTATTATCCGGCGACTGCGAAACAAGGTTGATATAAGGAATCGAAATGCCAATATCCGCCGTTTTAGTCACAATAACTTCGCCAGTTCGTTCACTGGTAACGTTGATGGTTGCCAATCCGCTGTATGCGTCGATTGCATAAACAACCCGCAGCGATTGACCAATAACATATTCCAGGTCTATATTAACCGAACTTGCGCGCGGTAAGTGTAAAATTGCGGTTGTGCCAGCATAATCCCTTACATCATTAAATGTTTCGGGAACCGTAATTAACCCCATATCAAGTTTAATTAAATCAGTCCTGACTTTAGGCGCTAAAACTCCGGTAGTAATATTCCCTAATGGAATTTCTTCCTCTTTTAATACCAAATCGGAGGCAATAGCAAACGGGAGTTTAATTAAGCCTAAAATATATTTCCCATAATCAACTGTTTCATAAGTTATTTCACCGCCTGAGTTATTGGATTCGAGGCGAAAACGCTGTTTATTTACCTGAGTTAAAATCTCGGAGTCAACCTTAAACACTACGTTGAAATCACTCTCAACTTCCGGCGTAACAGAATGAGTCTCAATAACCCATGTTTTATTTTCCACTACGCCTTCAAGAGCGGGAACGGTCGCAGTGGCATTTTTGCTATTTTCCGAAACGGTGAAAACAATTTCACTACCCGCAACAGTCATTGAAACGGAATCAATTGCAAACCCATTATTGGCAGTGAATTTTAATTCGTTACCCGATTTAATAACCGAACCTGACGTTACAGGAGCGCCATTAACAGAAAGCGACACGCCCTTTTCAGCAAATAAATTAATGTCACTTGCCGTGAATTTTAAACCAGTTTCAGCAGGGGCTGCGCCTTCCGTTTCAATATTAAACTGGAAAGAGAAAATTTCATCGTAAAACGTGTTGAGGTGTAGGCTCGCCGTATGCTTATCTCCAGAAATAGTAAACTCTGCTGGAGTACCCAAATTCAACAACACACTTGCGCTTTTGAAAACGAACCCGGAATCAGCGGTCAGAATAATATCGCTGTTATTAAATAACGGCGTACCAACTTCAATTTTGACTCCGCCAGCAGTACCGGAAACGTGAGCGTCTGCCATATCGTTAATGTTCATTTGAGTGAATGAATATAACGGGTCAACGTGCTCAACTGTTGCAACTGAAAAACTAACGGAATTAATTTCATCGTCGTTAATTGAATAAGTTGCCGTTTGCAGGTCGCCGGAAATAACAAAATTGCGAGCGGAGCCATTTACGGTAATAACAGCGGATGAAATATCTTTGTTATTTTTGGCGGTTAATTTAATTTCCTCGCCTTTATTATACGACATTCCTTCTGTAATATTAACGCCGTTGCAGGTCGCAGCGAAATCGCCAGTTAATTCGGACACGTTAGCAGCGGTAAAAGTATAATCCCCGCTCTGAACTTCACCCACAATAACCTTAATTGTTGGCATCTGGTATTTATAGGTGTTTGCTGTCGGGCTTGGTGATTTTAATACTACATAAAACTCAACATACCCGTCGCTTTTACCAAATGGCTGATTTGTGGCAAACTTCCACTTATTTAAACCCGTTGAATTGTTACCACCAACGGGAACAAAAGCGGTTCCGCCTTCAATCATCACAAAGTTACCGGAGCCATTTTCCCGATACCATAGCTCGCTGTCGTCATAGGTAGCTCCCCAGCCTTTGCTATCTAATGACGTGCAACTAACGCCAATAACGCTCCAGTCGCCGTTTACAGGAATGGAGGAAGGAGCCGCCGGGGAGTAAACCCCATTATAATTAGCCATAATTTACCCCTTAATAACTGTTAAAATCATTGTGCTTTCTAACTCACTGAAACCTTTCTCGCCGTTAAACTGGCTGATAGTTTTTGTTTCAGCAAAATCAATCTGCCCTACATTGTCACCATTTTTCAGGTTGCGGAGGAATCGGGAATTACTTTCCAGAATATCATCCTTAAAAGTTTCCAGCACATCCAGCCGCAGCGTCAACCGGAATAAATCACCGCTAACAAGCTCAACAGATTCTACGAAATAAAAGCGGTCATTAAACATCGCGTAATTATACCCGCCTTCATACTCCGCCCCTCGCAGCAGAATAGACGGGTTTATTAAATCAGGTTGCCCGCGTAAACGAATATCAATTTCTTTTTTAACGGTAAGCTCTTTATTAATAACATTCATCGCTTCCGTTGTCTCGTAAAGTTTAAGCAACATTTTGTCACCTCATAGAAAAAAGGCTGACAATCGCCAGCCTTATAATTAGTGGTTCAATTACTCGTCAGCGGGAGCATCTTCAACATAGAACACAACAAAGTTTTCGGCGAGGTCGTTATAATATCCCGCGTCCATTTTGTAGTAGTTGTTGTAAAACTCCGCTTTCGCGTTGTAGTTGGTGGTTACGCGGCGGTCGAGATTTGCCACACCAACAGCATCACGGTCGAACATCACGCCGATGATACCGGATTTTTTGACTGTTGCGCCGGAAGCGGTTTTTACGTCGATGCTGGAAACATCAGCGAAAGAATAACCAGTACCGGAACCCTGCCAGTATGGAACCGCGTCATGCGCCGGGAGCGCTACACGGTCGGCGTTTTCGGTCTGCGCGGCGGTCAGAATTTCGGATGATTTAGCGAAATCGGACAGCAGCACGACGCGGCGCATATCAGCCGGGGTAAAACGCGCTTTACCAGAAACGTTAAACAGCTTGCTGATTTTGCTCATGCGGTCTGCAACCAGCGCGATTTGATACGTTGCGAAACGCACAAAATCATTGTTGGTGATTGCTTTCGCGGCAGTCAGCGGAGTTGCCGCCTGTGCGTTGTAAGCGGTCAGCAGGTTAACCGCGCGAATGGCGTTGCCATCAGCCAGTGTTTCGCCCGTCATGTTGTTAATGGAGCGCATAATCAGCGAGTCGAGTTTTACGGTCATGCTGTTTTCAATGTTGGTGGTCAGCATTGAAACAAAACCGTTAAGCTGTTCGGCGCTGGAAAAACTTTCTTTAACCTGACGTTCGGTAAATGACATTGGAATTTCAAACGTCACTTTAGAGTTAAAGAATTTCGCTTCAACTTTCGGTTGATGGAAAACGTCCTGTTTATATTCCTGTCCATCCTGTAAATTCCAGGACTGGTTTTCTTCCGCGTCCGGGAGTTCACCGGAAATCTTTTCCAGAATGGAGCCGAACTCCCAGCTATCCATCAGGACGGACGGAACGCCGCCAGCGTAGGCGCGGTTTACGAAAACAACTTTGCCGATGTGGTTTACCAGCTTACGAACATAATTATCAATGCCGTTTTCGCTGTCGATAATTGATTTACCAATATCAACCACGTTGGAAAGGTCTTCGCTAACAACAGCGGTTTCACCTAAAACTTCTTTAGTGACCGCATTAATGAGGGTGTGCAATTGGGTTACTTTCATTTGGTTATTTCCTTAATAAGTGTTAATCGTTAATAGTTTTGCAGCATCCCGTAGGATTAAATTCATTATATCCAGCTTATCGGCGTTCTGCAAGTTATTAAAGTAAGACGAATAAGAAATTTTTTCTTCGTCCGCCGTCGAGGTTTCGTTATCGGCTGTCGTGTCGGTTCCGGTTAACTGGTCGGCACTTTCCGCGCTCAATTCCGTCTCGTTGTATGCGATCGTTTTATGGGTCGTTTCGGATTCGGTGTTTTTACTCCCCGTTTTATCCTTACTACCCTTTTTCTTAATCACATAATCGCCAGCCAAATTTAAATCTGTAGCGGCGGTCGTTAACTGCAACCACTTATCGCCATAGGTGAAAACAAGCTGTTGCGCCACGGTTTCAATATCAAGCGATAACATAGGGCTAAACATAATACGCTGCCCGAATAAAACTTTTAGTGAGGATTCCATTACAACAGCGCCATTCCCTTCGAGAAACGGAAACGCCTTAATCTGCTGAATGGAATCCCACAACTTTTTATCTGACAGGTAGTCATTTAAAGTAGTGGGATTACACATAATTATTTCTCCTGCTCCTGAATCAACTCCCGCGCCGCTTGCTTATCTTCTTCGCTTGCTTCGGGGTCGTCGATAATGGCTTGCAATTCGTCGGTGTCGGTATCGGGGTCGGAATCGGGGCTTTGCCCTTGCCCCCGTTCCCGTTCCCGTTCCGGGTCTACTTCCGTTTCACGCGATTGATTATCGCCGTTATCACTTCTTTGATTATCCACATCAACAGATTGTTCTTCTGTTCTTTGTTCATGGTTTACTTCCTCTTGTTGTTGGGTCGTTTCCTGTTCGCCGCTGCGCTCTTGTTCTGCGCCGCTGGCCTGTTGTTGCGGTTCTCCATTATCCGCATTGTTAGCGCCACTATTGGGCTTATTGTTGGTTGTGTCACCGTCCACAAGCTCCTTATTTTTGAGCGCCCAAATTGAGCCGAAATCAACAGTAACAGACAGGCCGAACATTTTGTTTAGTTTTTCCACGGCTGCAATACGTTGTTGCATCATGTTGTAAACCAGCGGGAATAACGAATCTTCGGCGGCGTCGAGTTCGGAAGAAATAAGGCGCTCGCGTTTCATGTTAAAGTTGGAAGAAATACCAACTTCGTTTAGCATCGTCGCTTTAAGATACTGAGTAAATTCTATCATCTGTTGGACGGACGCGCCAGCGGAGTTTTGGGAACCCTGCACTTTAACGCCTTCGAACATCGCGTTTTCGGAGACAACGGAAATATCGCCGTCGATGATTTTCTTTACATACTGGTCAGCGCTTTCTTTCGTCCGGTCGTCTGAGGCCGAAATTAATTTCTGAGTACGGGAGTTGTAACCCCATAACATCATATTAATATCGTTCTCAACCAGGAAGGTATTTCCGCGTTCGAAAATCGGCATTAACCCCAAACGCAAATCATCGTTCTGAAATAAAACGCCGTCTTTTTCAATGTCGCACGTTTTATTAAAATTCAGGTGAGGATTGGCGATGATGAAATTTTTACCGTTCCCGTATGCGTCACATTCCCCTCCGATGCTCCCGGCAAATGCGTAAATGTTGCCATCATTTGCTTTCGTGACAAAGGCGAATCCGTTTTTCTGGATGAGTTTTTCCAGTTCGGAAGCGGGCAGCGTTTCAGGCAAGCCGGAATATTCGAACATCGAAACCGTCTTCGCCAGCATGTATTTATTTAAAAGCCGGATGTTCCCGGCTTTGTTCTTATAGTCGTATGCCATATTATTTATCCATTTTAGCGATTAATAATTGCATCGCTTTCGTGTTTTCGTTCAATGCTTCCTTCATGCCGTCAAGCATTTGTTGCTGTTGCTTCATGGTGTTTACATTGAACCAGAATAAAGCAATGCAACAGGCAATAGGGAAGCCCACTGTGCTGATAACTTCGGGAGTTAGTAAAGTATCCACTGTTAGACCTTCCTGCAATATTTGAGATAGTTGTTAATCGCGTCACCAACATGGTTGTCCTGATAAAAAACTTTATCATGTACAAAAAACCATTTAATGCGCTCTTGTGTTTTGTTTACTGGCTTAAACACACTTCTATTGTATGTCGGTTTAACATTATATTCAAGCGAATAGACCAAATCATCCTCATTTTTAATCGGGGTCGTCTTCAAATGGATATAGGTAAAGCAATCATTGCCGATCTGAATAACTTCACACTGGAAAATCTGGTCACTGAACTCGATAAAATAAGTAAGTAAAATATCCTTCGGTTTATACTTGTGTGGTAAGTGCGGATAAATTGCCAGTTCCCAAGCGCCTCCCGTAATCATCGATAATTTCGGGTTATTAAAGGCGAAGTATTTATGAGACTCTGAATTTTTATCCGGCGCTGTTGGCGCACAATATTCTACTGCAACTTTCAGGGATGAATTGCCATAACCGTAAATATCGATTGTCCCTTGTTCCATCTTCTGAATGTTGGTCAAACCCATTTCTTTAAAATACGGGCAGAATTTATTTACAGTGTTACCCAGCATGTAAATTTTAACATCTTCCCGGCGGCGAACAATTGTTGAAATGGTGTTCATGAATGCTACAAATTCGTCTTGTAAATACAGGCTATTTGTAAGAAATTCATCAAATACAATTAAATCAATATTCGGGTAGGAGGTTGATTTGTTGTGCTCCCCGTCCGACAGCGCGAAAGCGAAACAGATAATATCCGAATCTGAATATACGGCTTTCCCTTTTTCGTCGTAATTGCACATATACCATTTGCCAGCCCAATAACAAATCCCGGCAAACTCTCCATTTGTCAGCCGGGAAATTTCGCCGTTTTCAACCAGCCCCGCAAATAACTGTTGGGCGCGGCGTCCTGTTAAATCCTCCTTCCAGCGCCGCACGTATGCCATTTGCTTTTTAGTTTTCACCCAATTTAAAACGCCTTTTTTCAACAAGGCGTATGTTTTACCGTTCGAACGCTCACCGAAAATAACGTTATAGGTGGCGTTTTTGGCGTCGATTTTCTTTGTGCTGTAGTATTTCATAGTGATATTGTGTCTCCAGTGAATGTATACCCTTCGGCTTGCGTTTTCAGGAACCATTTATAATCTTCTGTCATTGACATATCGAAAGAAGCCGGTTCGAGGTGCATTCCTGAAAGGGTAGTGACGTTGTATTGTTTCCCTTTGTAGTCGGTGCAAATGAATTTCTTCTCACCTTCTACGTTAGTATGAGTCATTTTCCCCGTTCTGTCAGCCGGAATAAATAACCCGTCGTTAAAATGGGCGAATATGGATTTAACATCATCGCCAGCTATTTCTTTAATGTATTCTAACCCGTTTTGCTTGCTTAATCCAGCAACGGTTAACTGATATTTATCGCCCTTTTTAACCAGATAACGTTTAGCGCCCAATGTTTTAAAGTGTGAATAAGTGCCTTCATAATCCCACACTCCCAGCGGCGCTAACTCCCCTTTGATTGTCTTCGGGCATAACATAGCGGCGTCTAAATCCAGTTCGGCGCACATGTCCTGCAATTTCTGAGTGATAATTTTGTTGTACCCCTCAAAAAATTTAACGTGCTTGTCGTGGTTGATGAATTTAACGCTGTCGGTATCTGCATAAATGTAGTCCTCTTTAATGTTAAGGATTGCCAGCCATAAATTACGGCGGGCGTAGGCAGTAACCCAAATTCCCCACGGGTAATAAAGAGCGCGTGATTTGTTGGTGTTGTAGGCATCAATTTTCTCTGCCTTATCTGCCAACTCGCAAACCCATTCGTCACCGCGAAACGTATGTTCATCTTTAACCGGGTCAGTAACACACATTCCGTATGTGCTGTTTAACATCCCTTTCGAAAGCATGTAATCATCTTCGCGCCCCTCAACTCCCTTTAATTCCGTCTTATCTTTGTACATTACCAGAATTTCATTAATGATTGCTCGCGGTAAATATCCTTTAGGGAATGCTTTCACTCGCTTAATTTCCAGCGTTTCCCATGAGTACACATTTTTGGCAATCATCAAATCAATGTCGGTGATATACGTCACCAGTTCTTCCGCCTCATAAATGCGCCCGTTGCCTGCGACGTGTTTACCGCGAACCCCGCATTTGTGAACGCTGAAATATGATTCGAAACCAATCTTATTTCGCAGCCCCGTAAACCGCGCTTCAAACATCACGCAAAACCCCTGCATTGCTCTTTGTACGTCCTCAATGGTTTCTAATTTCAGGTTGCGAGGCGTTCCCATTGGGAATTTCTCCGCGCACATCACGGTTGGGTAAGAGGACGTTAAATCATAACTTGATACGTTCTCAATCACCGCTTGCGTTAAATTAGGGTTACTGTGAGTAAACCCGCCCTGAAACGTGTTTTTGCATTGTGTGTACGTCTCCACGTCCATTGTAAGAGAATCCATTAATTCACGCGCTCGCTGATATGTTCCGGCGCTTGCTTTACGTCTGTTTTTCTCCCCTCCATATAATAAGGCGTTTTTAATTCGTGTTCTAACACGTCCGGTATTGGTCATTTCTAACAGGTGAATCCCGCCAGCAAGTGAAATTTCTTTGGCAATGTAGTTAACGACAACTACAATATCGTTTTCACAATACCCCAATTCGGTTTCGGTTAATTCGGTTTCTGAATGTCGGATTAATGAATAGTCTAAATCGCCTTCCTTCTTCTCACATGCGTATTTACCCATTAAATTACGCGCAACGTTAGCCAGCGATGAGCCGGAAAGTTTCATTGAACACCTAAATTCAATGCCACAATTCGCAACCGCTTTTAATACGCTGCCTTTTGACATTGCAAAAACACTTTCCCAATCGAACAAGTGTTTAATGAATTGAAACTCATAACTTAGGTTATGCACGTATACAACTAAACGCCGCGATAAGCACAACCCGTAGGCTTGCTGTAGTGTCCCTGTTAATTCTATAAATTCTTCCCATGTGCGCCCATAGTACACTGGTTGATTCATGCCAATACCAAACATCCAAATATACATATGTGCGACTTTTTCGCCCTGCTGATATTCAGACGTGGTTTCAATGTCAAAACCGGACTCAATATTTAAATACTGAATCTTTTCTTTGCGTTTTGTACACTCCACAATATCAGGGTTTAAAGCGCATAATGTATCTTGAGTTAGTTCGGTATAGTGTTTCATTAAATCATCTCGAATCCGTCGAATCCGTCCATTGGTTCAAATTTCTTTCCTGTGGACTTCTTCAAAATGTCGTCTACTTGTTCAAGTAGGGTTTCTACGCTGGTTTCAGCAGCCGCTAAATCAATCTCGTTTTCCTGCACGTATGTATTGATTTGGTTCCAAATCATACGGTAGTTAAGAGCGGCGGCGGTGTCCTCTTGCGATTTTAGATACTGTTTAATCTTGCTCGCCAGCTCAAAGAATTTCGTTGCCTTTACTTTAAGCTCTTTAACATTCTCGTAAGTAATGTTGGTGATGCGGGCAGTCTCTTTAATATCCTCAATCGCACCAGTTACAGTGGAGGTTTCAGCATTCAGGAAGCGCAACAATTTAGCTGCCATTGCCTGAACCTCTTGATGCGTCTTGCCTTTAACACCGAACTTTACAATACCTTCTTCTTTCAGTGCTTTAAGCGCGGGAGCGTCTCCCCAATCTCTCTCTTCGAGTCGCTTCATTCGCTTGTTGGCAATCTGTGATAGGCGACTAATTTCTTTACGAAACTCTTTAGTGTCCAGCATGTACACGTTAGTGTAAGGGATTTTCTGCGCTCTTTTAGCCATTGTTTTTAACCTCGATAGTACCGCGTTTAATTCCGGTTTCAATTACATATTGAACGAAATGTTCGAAATCTTCTTTCTGCCCTAAGGCAAGAGCTAACGAATAGTAACGTTCAAAATGCTGCATGTTGGTAGAACGTCCGTTTTCGAACGCTGAAACAATCTTTACTTTCTTCTCACCGTAAATATTTGCTTGGGTCAGACCAGCAAATTTACGCCACATATAACAAGCCTTGTATAGTTCCATGATTTTTACCTCTCGTTGATTGAGTAGTAAGTATAACACTGTTAGATATAATAGCAATAGATATTTTCAAATAATGCTAAATTAAATTTGTCAAGTAGTACGCTAACCATAACGGCAAGCGACCGTCACCGCTCGAAATAATTAGCATGTTAATGTTCTCGTGTACTAGTTGGGGAGTACAGCACCGACCAGACCCTGTCTCTTATACACATCTCCGAGCCCACGAGACAGGCAGAAATCTC